TCCCATTCTCCGTCGGCTTGAAACTCAAAGTTCAACTCACCATTAGGCATAATACCTTTGCTAATGATAGCAGTAATGTAGTCAACTGCTGGTGCTACTACTGGGTGAATGTAATCAAGTCCGTTTACAGGCTCTGTTGAACTTGTAACAGCAAGATTAAGGTAGTGATAGTCCGAACTTCTATTGATTGAATTTTTGGTTGCTAACAGTCGAAGATAACTTGCCATCTTGTCCTTCATTAGCCCATAAAGTTTACCGAAACGAGCCATACGGCCTGTTTGTCCTGTTGATTCGTCGATGATTGTATGTCTTATGTCAAGCATTTATTTGTTCCATTGAGTATGTATTTATCAAGGTTCGTAGATAGGCTTATTTGTTGTGGGTTTCTTTGGTTTTAGATTGTATGCTGTGCGTATTTGAGCAAACTTATTACGTTTGTTCTCTAAACCTATTTGACCATTCCAAGTTTCACCCCAACCTTGTATCAGGGCTAACAAACCATAACGTGCCGAGTCAATAGTATCGTCTGGGTCACTATATTTGCCACGTTCATCAACGAAATAACTACCACATTCACTGATAAACTCAATACAACTGCGATTTACCATGAACTTTCGTTGTTCCATCAACTGACGCATCAAGTTTATACCAAATGCTTTGTTGTTTGTGGTCTTACCTTGGGCATCAGGTGGGTTAAAGATAGGATTACGTATTACATTCAACCCACTATTTTCAAATACTTCACGAACACTCTCGGAAGTAAGCGTATAAACACCGGGTCTTCCAGCATCAGGCGGTAGTGCAATAGGTGTTCCAAAACAATTAGGTGCCATTAGGAAAGGAAGATACATTTCTGGTAGGGCTTCTGTGCGTCCACCTACAATAATCTGACGATGTAGCCATATTATTTCTTCACGTGGGTCTCGTAGCATAAACGATATCACTGTTTTGTCATTGATAAGACCCAAGTCAAGCGATATTACACGTTCTAACCAAGGCATAGTATCAAAATCATAGTCAGGACTATCATAAAGAGGCCAATCCAATAGTGGAAAGACGGCCCCCATACCCATAACAGGGATACCTCGGGTTCGGGCATCTCGTTCGTGTGGCATATAGTCACGTAATAACTGGTCACGGTCCTTTTGTAAGAAGAATGGTTCTCCCCAAGGGTCATATTCAGGTAAGTCGTCCCATGCGACACGCACGTGAGTATAACCTTCTACTTTATCCCAGAACTTACGCACCAATCCATTCAAACCTTTTAACGGTGTAAATGAACACAATACTTGTCCTTGTTTAGTAGCAGTACGAGTAACCAATTCCGAGAATACATTGTCTGGGGGTTGCTCATCAAAAAGGGCCGTATCCAAGACAAAACCTTGAAGATTTCTTACTTCCTGTGTATAGTTACCAAACAATAACGTTGAGTATCTACCACTAACATGACGTATTTCTATACTTTGAACGTTAGGACCATCAGCACGAATACTATCCAAGTTGATACAATCACGTGGAATAGCACCACTGCCTAACTTATACTTTAACTTAATGTCTTCGGTGCCTAATAACTCTTTTTGTAATACCAATGCTACCTGTGCCCAACTTTCACCCGCAGCATAAGCAGTAATATTACTTTCAAAACGTTTACCTTCCCACCAAGGAGCATATTGACCAGTTAGGTGGTAAGCAAGTTCATAACAAGTAGCAACTGATTTACCACTACGGTTAGCAGCCAATAATCCACGACGTTGCGACTCAGTTCCGGTCTTGAAAAATGCTAATTGGTGTTTGAATGGACGAAAATACTTTAACTGATTAAACATCATATCACTGGCAACAGTATCTACATAACGGTAGAACTCATCCTGTGCAGCCTCGTCTAATTCAGCAAGTAGTTTAGGTGTTAGGTTGTATTCATCTAACACCCAACGAACCGCACGACGTTGTATTTCAGGTGTTTGATGAACATTAGACATTGTTATAGCGGTCTCTTAATGTTAGCATGATTTCAGCACTACGACTTAAATGATAAATCTCATCAGTCGCAGTAAGATTACCAGTGGCTAACCCAACTTGTAATCGCTCTAATATTTTACGGGCACATTGTTCAGTTTGATTGGGTAAACGCAGATTGAAACTATCAGCACGGTCTGCGTTTATCCTTGACTGGATTATGTCTCCGCCAATTTTACTGTTCATATTACGCCCAAGGGTTGATTACTTTTTCAGCCTCTAATGCTTGGAAGTCACGGTCAACCCATTTCCATAGTTGGCGACCTTCCAAGAATACTTTGAGACCACGTCCTTCTTTACTGTATTCACCAAGTGAGTTACGAAGCACACGCTCTTCTGTTCGTGGGTCACACCAACCGATTTTTTCTGGGCGTGTTCTACCAAACTTATCTACTTTTGAACCGATAGGGCGTTGCTCTAATGGTCCCAAGATTTCGTATGTGATAAGACCCGAAGAATACTTACGGAATGTTACATCACACTTCAAATCACCTGCACGTTCGGCTGGGTCTGGATGTGGCACCATTGAAGTAGAGAAATGCGACAACATATCTTCTTGTGGTGGCAATTCTTTACTACGTTCTGGTAATACTTTAATATCATCAACAGGAATAAGATCCGACTTGTCAATGTATGGATGGTCAGTAGTTAGGAACTCATCTGGAACTGGATTACCATTTAACGCATCCAATGCTACACGATATTTTACATCATTCTTACGACCTTTAAGGTTCAATGAAATACCCACTGTGTCAAATACAAATTTTTGTAATTCGCCAGCAGTGGGGAAATCTTGTTTCAAACCATCAATATCATACGCAGATGTTTCTGCTACTTTTTCTACTTTACTCATTTCTTTTCCTTTCATTTCTTATAGTGAGTTTATTTTTTACCAGTAGTTTTAGGTAATGATACTGGTGCTTGCTTTTCCATATTACCCGTAAAATTAGCCGCAGGTTTAGTAAAATGATTTACCACCGCTGTTGCCAATGTTTGAGCACTGGAATGTTTAGTGTGGAATTGGGCAACCTTTGATGGTGTGCCCATGTTACCAGTTGTTGGTCCACGTTTTTGATTGATGTTAGCCATGTTATTACTTTCCGTAGTTTACTCTTACTGCTTGGTCACGGGCACAGTTTACGTCTGCACTGCGTGAACTTGGGGCACCTTGACTACCAGCAGGTGTGTAAAGTTTAGTTCCTGTTCTGGCTCCTACTGTTCCACCTTTGCCACTTGCGTAACTGTTGGCTGTTGATGGTCCGGCTTGGTCGCCAGTTCTACCAGCAGTAGTTGGGCCACGAGAGCCAGTTGTCATTTTTGGGCTGCTGTCGCTTGACATACCTTTGTAAGTGGCGTGGTTGCTGTTTTTCATTGTTTGTTTCATTTTGATTTCCTTGTTGGTTTTTTCTTTTGTGATTCACGTTGAACAGCATACCCAATGGCTACTGCTTGTGATGGTTTTTTTCCACTGGCTATTTCACGCTTGATGTTTTCTTCACGTGTTTTATTACTTGTCCCTTTTTTTAGCGGCATGATTGGCTCCTATTGTAGTTACGATTCGCTCAAACGCTTGTTTACGTTCGTGTAGGCTTTCGCCCATTGTAGTAACGTCCATATCAACCTTATCAGCAACTACCTTGTTCAGGATAAGTTGTTCATATCGTTGGCGTAATGCACGGTCGTTATTGAGTATGCTGTCATAGTAACCTTCGGCCAACTGTTGCTCAAATGGTTTTCCAGTGACTGCGAATATTGCTTCAAGAATGTTTTTACCAGTGAGTTTATTTTGCCCACCTGCTTTTCTTCCAGCACCTTCACGGGCACCACCATTTCCACCAACAGGAATATACTTGTTGCCTTTTCCGGTCTTTACTTCTACACCACTCAATTTAGTGTCAAAAGGTAATGGGGTTGTATTATCGTTTTCCATGTTATTATTTATCATTGTTCCACTATTATGCTTGGTGATGGTGGTTCTGGTGGTGTTTCATCAACCTTGCCAGTAAACTCATCCAATACTCCTACGCTGAATGTTGCTATTTGCTCTGGTGACCATCCTGACTGTAATAGTAGCATGTACGATTGCTTTATCATAGTTAGAGACAGTGCTTCACCGTGTCCTCTCGTAGATAGCAACGCTTGGTTAGTGTATTTCTTGACAATGTGGATAGCGTGTTCAAACGATTGGATACGGTCTTCCACTGTCCACTCTGATGTTGGCTTCTGAGAATAGTCACGAATGTCTGGGATGTTCTTTTTCATTGTTGGTTCTTTCTTTTATTGTGTAAGTTTTCATACGCTGTCCGATACTGTGGTAACTTTCGTCTGGCAAAGTCGGCAAAGAATGGGATAGCGTTGTCCATACTTTCTGCGTTGACGTCAATAGAGATTATGCCGACTTCTTCCATAGTAGCCAGCATTATACTCAACCACCATTTAGTGTCATTGTCAATTGGTGGCAGCGTGGGTTCAGCGTTGGTTGATTGTTCTTGGTTCATAGTGTTCATAGTTGGTTTAGCGTGTTTCACGGTGTTGTAATCCTTTTCCATGCGTAGGATCCATGAACCGTGTATTGACGCTGCCTATGTAGTCGCATAAATGTTGTATAGTCGCCTCGGATACTGGTTGAGCATAGGACTGGGATGTTGTTCATTAGACACCATAGTTCAGCCTGTTCCAACGCCGCCACTACGATGCGATACCGAGAGCGTGAGGGGAGGCTAAGGTCAGTGTGGATAAACCTAAACTCGGCTATTTCATCATCGCTATAAGTTGTCCAGTATTGTCGTGCTAACCAAAAGTAGCCAACCAATTTATCATCATCGTGGGCAGTGGCTATTAGTTGTTGTGTTGGGTCGTATTGTTGTAGTAGTATTGCTTGGGCTAAACTATACCTAAACTTGTTGGGCGATAGTTTTAGGATAGTGTCAACCTCGGTACCAAATAGTTGATGTGCCATAGTGTAGATGTCTTGGATGTCATCATAGGTAGCACGATTCCATTTTATTTTCATTTCATTTCCTCTCATTTCATTATTATTTATCATTATAGTATTACGCTGTTTTGACGCTGTTTAGTTGATTGTCAGGGTCATCGTGCTATTACTTTATCGTTATCGTGGCTTGTAGGGTGGTTTTAGACGGTTGTAGGGCCATTATTAGACGCTGCTCAATACTGGGTTTATTATGGTCGGCAGCCTAGTCATCAGTATTATTAGTAGCGTAGGGTTGGCAATAGTAGTTGAGCGTGTCGGTAGCGTAGGTGTTAGCGTAGTGTGTCGAGCGTGTTGGACGATAGGTTTAGGCTGCGGGTATTATTAGTTTTATTGTGGTTTATCGTAGGGGACGCTGTGGTATTACGCTGGCATTATTGTGTGGGCGGCGAACTTTTCCATTTTGCTTGACTTTATTGGGATAGTGTGGTTAGCGTGTAGGACAACTTCCTGATTGTGTTAGACGCTGGCGGCATTATCGTGTAGTCATCGTAGGTTTATCGTGTAGTTATCGTGCGGCGACATTGTGTTAGCATAGTTGGTTTAGCGTGTTGGTAGCGTAGTTTTATCCTGTTCATCATAGTGGGCGGCGATAGTGTAGGGCTATTGTGTTGTTGAGAATGGTTATCATTACGAAAAGTGAAAAAAGTTTTGGGGGGACAGGATAGTGGGCAACGCTGTTTAGACGCTACCCACCACCCTGTTCAACGCTGTTCTTTACGATGCCAGAACATTTATTATCATCTGTTTTTCCATAGCAGCGATAGCGTCATCAGTAAGTTTATGGGCTTTATTGATGGCCGCTTGTGTTTTTGGATCGTAGCGGCGAGCGTAGCGTAGGGCTTCCCGATACTGGTCGAATGCCTTGGATACGATAAGAGCAACCTTGGCCATTTCTGGTAGGGTGCTGAACTGGGTGTTTTTAGTCCAGTCATCGTATTTTTCTTTTAGGTTATTACGAGCGTCTCTCATTGTGTCGAGGCTGTAT